TTTAACTAAACCTTATCAACAAATTGCAATATAAAGGAAATAAAATGTCAAAAAAATATAATTTTCAACCTAATCCTAAAGTTCATCAAATCTTTGACGATCTAGAAAAATATCTAGATTTTTGTGTAGATTATGGATACAAGTTTGATGAATCACACTTGTATGATATGAAACAGTTTTCATATCGTCAGCATACAAAACAACTTGCAGGTAAACAACCTAAAAACAATTGGATAGAGGATAGCAAATAATTATGGCTACCTGGAGTGTAAAACCTACGTGGAAAAAATCAATCATTGAACGTCAACACATTAGTAAAGATGGTAACGAATTAGTTGTCGAGACCGGTTGGCGTTGGGGTGAATTTTTAGTTCACACTGATGACGATAATCCTCCTAATATAGAAGCAGGTGTAGATATTTACAACTGCGAATATGAAACGGAATTGGTTGAAACAACTGATGGCTGTTGGGAAGAACATGATTTTGATGAATGCGATGATGAAACTCAAGCATGGTTAGAAAATTTCTTTGATGAAGGTAACAGTTGGTTAGACCTCGAAGAAGAAGGATGGATATTCGGTGATTGCGAAATGATTATTGATTGTGATTTAGAAATTACCAAAAGGGAAGAGGATGACAGTCCCTTCAACGAAGATGCGTAAACTGTATTATATGGGCCTTGAACCATACAAGGCACGATATACATTACAATTGCAAGAATGGAACCGCAGTGTTTTTGAACGCCGCGGTTTTAATTACGTCATTGTGCCAGGGGAAACATTAAGCAATGATAAAGCAATTGTAACTGGTCAAGTATTAGATGCACACGGTCGTACATACTTTGGCATGAGCCAAATGATGAACCTTGTTAAAATGATGAAAGCAGGAGAATTAAATCATGCAGATGTTGTATACTTTGAGGACATGTTTCAACCAGGTATCGAAAGCTTACCTTATATTCTCAATCAAATTGATGCTGCTCACCGTCCTCGCATTGCCGTTCGCTGTCTTGCACAAACTATTGACCCCGATGATTTCGTTCATGTGTGGGGTATGCAAGAGTGGATGGGTCACTATGAAAAGATGGTTGACTCATTCGCAGACATAATTCTTGCCACTAACGAAGAAATGGTAGCACATATGAAGATTGCTGGTTGGAGGGGTAAAATCTATAACATCAGTGGTCTAGCATTTGGTAAAGATGAAGTTCTTAGTAGAGTAAAAGAACTCAAACCATTTCATCAGCGTAAACTACGTGTGTGTTTTGCAGCACGTTGGGATCAAGAAAAGCAACCTGACTTCTATATGGATTTGATTGAAGAATTTTATCGTCGTAGTCAAATGGCATATTGGGAAGGATATGAACAACATGAAATTGAATTTGCAGTATTCAGTGGTAGCAAACTAAAATCAAACAATAGTAGTTATATGGAAAGAACTAAGCGACTAGTAGACGAAGGCAAACTAGTTGTATATGAAGATTTAGAAAAGGATGATTATTATGCCCTCCTTGCTGATAGCCGTGTTTTATTTAATTGCGCATTACAAGACTGGGTATCAAACACAGTCAGTGAAGCCGATGCTCTTGGCTGTAATGTGTTATATCCTGCTTATCGTAGCTTTCCTGAAACATTCGCCAATGACCCGGAACGCCTTTACATTCCTTGGTCTATAAATGACGCACTAAACAAATTATTTAAGTTACTAAAGCATCCACATATCAATGTAGGGAAAATTAGTGATTATAATGACAAGACAATTGATCGTATCTGTGATATAATTACTGGTCAGGGTGAACAATATTTGCGTATGAACACTGATTACCGCAAACATGTAAGCGAAACTAAATTTTAAGGAGAAGTTATGAGAGAGCAAATGATTGAAACACTAAGGGTATATTTTTCTTCACATATTATGAAGCATAAAATGAACATAGAAATTATGTTAAAAAAGCCAATGGGTATTCACGATCATACCGATTGGATGTCAGCAGTCGAACAAGAGATTGCTATTATTGCTGAGTATGAAGATAAACTTGAAGTACTTAATAAACATTTTTCCTAAATGAAAAAGGTTTTAATTACTGGTGCTCATGGTTTCATAGGTAGTCATACTGCTAAATTATTCAAGCAGCATGGCTACTATGTCATTGGTCTAGATAATAATTACACATTAGAACATTGTGAAGATAATATAAACAAATATCTTGACCAAACATATATGCAAGATTACGAAGAATTTTTGTACTTCTTAGCTGGTAATAATAACGTTGACGCTATTGTTCATTGTGCAGGTAGTTCACTAGTAGGTCCTAGTATAGCTAATCCATACAAATACTACTACAACAATGTTAAAAAGTTAATGAATTCGTTGTATACACTACATGAACAATATCCTAATTGGAGGGGTTCATTTATATTTTCAAGTAGTGCAGCAGTGTATGGCAACAACAATATTATTCCTATAAGTGAAAGTGACAATAAAGAACCGGTGAGTCCATACGGTCGTAGTAAGTTAATGGGCGAACAAATCATTAATGATTACTGTATCGCATACGGAATGAAAGCAATAGCATTGAGATACTTTAATGCTACTGGCTGTGATTTAGATGGTGAACTAGGTAACACTAAAGATGACACGCATCTTGTACCTAGGATAGCTAATGCCATACTTAGTGAGAAATCATTTATAATGAACGGTAAGGATTACGATACACCAGACGGTACGTGTATTCGTGACTATTTGCATGTTATGGACATAGCAAAAGCACATTTAATGGCAGTAGAATTAAGTGACCAATTTGAAGAAGGTGAATTCGAAGCGTATAATTTAGGTACGGGTCGTGGGTATAGTAATTTTGAAATAGCAACTGCATTTACAGAATATTTACAGTTACCTGTTCATATTTCATATGGAGATAGACAACAAGGTGATCCAGATGAATTAGTAGCGAATCCATTAAAGTTTATTGAGGATACAGGCTGGATGCCCGAATATAGCGACTTAAAAACTATTGTTACCAGTACATACGACTATATGAAAAAAACTTTCTATAATAATTGAGATAAATACATATGCAACACAACGGTTGCAAACATCAAACACAAACCATCATAAAGGAAGGTTATCAAAATGAGTTACAACAAAACAAAAACAGACCCTGAACTGGGTAAAAAAGTTCACGAATATCTTGTAAAAATGGGAGTTGAAACCCCTACTATCAATACTTCACTAGAAAGAAAAGACAAGATTGACGAAATTGAAAAACATTTTAGATACATCATGCATGTTTTAGGTCTTGACCTAGATGATGATAGTCTACGTGAAACACCGAACCGTGTAGCAAAAATGTATGTTAACGAAATCTTTTGGGGACTTGATTATGAGGCATTTCCTAAATGTACTACGGTGGATAACAAAATGCATTACAATGAAATGGTATGCGAACGTAATGTAAGTGTACAAAGTAATTGTGAACATCATTTCGTTATCATTGACGGTCTTGCCACAGTTGCATATGTACCTAAACAAAAAGTTTTAGGTCTAAGCAAAATCAATCGCATTGTAGAATACTTTAGTAAGCGTCCACAAATACAAGAAAGATTAACTGAACAAATCTTTCACACACTATGTTTCATACTTGAAACCGAAGATGTTGCGGTTATGATTGATGCTCAGCATTATTGTGTTAAAAGTCGTGGTGTTGAAGATACAGGTAGTTCTACTGTTACGACAAGATTAGGTGGCGGATTTAAAAAAGATCCTGAAGTTCGCAATGAGTTCTATCAGATTGCTAGGATGGGTAAATGACGTTGTTTTTACTTATAATTGCAATCGTTTTGTTATACTTTGCAATAATACTTTTAATGAGAGCACCTGGGTGTACGGGAAATTGTTTACAAGGAAGAGAAAAATGCGATTGTGTTTTTAGGAAAGATAACGATGATATTCGACAAAATAAAAGACCTTAAAGCAAAAGGCACTAAAATAGGTATTACCTTCAGCACTTTTGATTTATTTCATGCTGGTCACGTTGCTATGCTTGCAGAAGCAAAAAATCATTGTGATTATTTGATTTGTGGATTACAAACTGATCCTACTATTGACAGACCAAATACTAAAAATAAACCAGTACAAAGTATTGTTGAAAGACAAATTCAATTGAGTGCATGTCGTTATGTTGATGAGGTAGTTGTCTATCAAACTGAACAAGATTTGGTAGATATCTTATTGACATTACCTATTGATGTGCGTATACTAGGTATTGAATATCAAAGTACAGGTTTTAGCGGTGATCAGGCATGCTTTGATAGAAATATTGAAATAGTTTATAATAGCCGTGACCATAGTTTTAGTTCTAGCAGTTTGCGTAAGCGTGTAGCTGATGCACAGATTATAAACACACTGAATAAATGAAATTAAAACCTTGTCCATTTTGTGGTCATGATTTGAATCAACAAGATTTTTGGCATGAAAGTGTTTACCCACAAAGTAGAGGAGCATCTATATGGTCAGTAAACTGTGCTGAAGAAACAGGTGGATGTTCTGCACAAATTTTAGGTTCTAGTGCAGAAGATGCAGTAAAAAATTGGAACAAACGAGTAAACCACAGCGGTCTATGACGTTCATCCCGCTATAAAAATTCTGCATGTCTTGCTAATTTAAGGAGACATAACATGGCAACATTTAATATTGATGTAGAGAATCAAACACCAGAAGAAGCAATCGCAACATTAGAACGACTTGGTGCGTTTGGTAATCAACCAAGAACTTACAAATATACCAGCACTAAAGAATATCATGACAGTTTTCCCTGTGCATATCGCCAATGGCGTGCTGATAGTCATTGCAACTTAATACATGGCTATAGTTTCAGTATGAAGTTTTATTTTGGTACAGACGACTTAGATGTACGTAATTGGGCTGCTGATTATGGTGGCTTAAAAGAATTAAAGTCAATACTAGAACATCAGTTCGATCATACCTTACTTGTAGCACAAGATGACCCAGAACTAGAAACTTTTTTAATGTTACAAGAGAAAAAAATGGCTAAGTTAACCATTCTACCACGATTAGGATGCGAAGGTTTAGCCGATATGCTTTACAAATATGTCAACGGAGTGTATATTCCTGATATGTGGGGGCAAGCTGAATCAGAAAGACTTTGGTGTTATCGTGTAGAAGTACGTGAAACACAAAGTAATATGGCTTATCGTGAAGGTCATCGTGAATGGAATGAGGATTTATTTGTATGATAGATTTAAGTACTTTATTTTTTATATTTCTAATACTTCCATTGGGAATATGTTTATGGTTCGCAGTAATATGTACGATAGTAAAATTATACCGAGAGAACTTTGGGTCACAACATGAACGAAAGAATTAAAACACTAGCCGAAATAGCAAAAACAAAAGTTCCTCCCGGATTATTTGTAAATAATTGGATAGACCGATATAATGAGGAATTCGCAAAATTAATTATTCGTGAGGCTGTTAGTGTTATGTACACTAACGCAATTGAAAGAGAAGTTCCTCCTGATATTGAAAAAACACCCACACATTATGCAGTTGCAATATTAAAACATTTTGGTGAGGAACCATGAATTCAAAAACTGAAGAAGCATTGGGTATACTTCAAGAAGAATGTGCAGAAGTAATTGTAGAGGTAAGTAAGGTTCGTAGGTTCGGATTAGAAACAGCACACTACAAATCAGACATGCAACACACTCACAGAGCAATGCTAGAAATGGAAATAGGGGACGTTTTAGCTTTGGTTGATATTTTACTAGAACAAGGTATATTAGAACAATCTAGATTAGACACCTATAAGCAGAACAAAAAAGATAAACTTAAACTATGGTCAAAAATTTATGAATAAAATTAAAGTAGCTGAATTATTTTATAGCATTCAAGGTGAAGGTAGATTTATGGGAGTTCCATCCGTGTTCCTTCGCACATATGGTTGTAACTTTAAATGTGCCGGATTTGGTATGCCCCGTGGTGAATTAAGTACAGAAGCCAACGAGATTGCATACACACATACAAAAGTTAAATTGTTTCAAAAATATGAAGAACTACCTTTGGTCAGTACTGGATGTGATAGTTACGCAAGTTGGCATTCTGGATTCAAAGATTTAAGTCAATCATATGACATTGAAACACTTGTTGAATCTATTATTAATTTATTACCCGATAACAAATGGCGTGATATACATTTAGTTATAACCGGTGGTGAACCACTATTAGGCTGGCAGCGCAGTTATCCAGACTTATTAAGTCATGATAAACTTAAAAAGCTAAAAGATATCACATTTGAAACTAACGGTACGCAAGAAATTTCTAAAGACCTTAGAAAATACTTAGAAAAGTGGACACATAAACATGGATATCATAACTTGACATTTAGTGTCAGTCCTAAACTTAGTGTTAGTGGAGAAAAAAGAGAAGAAGCAATACGCCCTGACATTGTAAAACAGTACGAAGATTTGGGTCATACATATTTAAAATTTGTAGTTGCAACAAAAGACGATGTAGATGAAGCATTAGAAGTTATTGAATTATACAGAAAAGAAGATTTTGGTGGTCATATATACCTCATGCCCGTTGGTGGTGTTGAAAGTGTGTATACATTAAACAACAGAATTGTAGCAGAACTTGCAATGAAACACGGGTTGCGATATAGTGATAGATTGCAAGTACCACTGTTTAAGAACGAGTGGGGAACTTAATGGTGTGGTATTCAGTGCCTCACGGTCATGAAAGTGAAAAGTACATACTATATTGTGCAGTATGGGAATGGACTTTTGCATGGCTCCCACATAAATGCCAACTAACAGGAAAACGCATTTGGCTGAAATATGCTTATAGAGGGGTTTCAAGAATGGGTGATTATATGGATCCTGTATTTGTTATTTGGCGAACAACTGATGCACACCTGTTACATCTAATTAAACAATGAAAACATACAAGAAAAGAATTGGATTTTTAGTAAGCTACCAAACACTAGTGCCACATGGGGGCATTGGTCAATTCACGAAAGGTTTTATAAGAGTAATGGAAAGTAATGGTGTCAAGGTTGATATCATTACTGACAAGAAACCGCAAGACAACGATTTTGTAAAATCATTAAACACTAACATTATCTATCCTAAGGAATCATATGGGTATACAGACCACAGTGCTATTTTTATGTATGGTGATAGTTATTGCTATGAACGAATGGCTAACTTTCGTAACGCAATTATTCGGGCACTAGAAACTAATTTGTATGATGCATTTATTTGTAACACATATGAGAGTGTACAGGTTGCTAGCACAATGGGACTTGAAGATGTTATTCAAATTATTGCTTACACACACTTAGAAAGTCAAATCTTTCCTAACACATTGCACAATCCATTTCTCAACAGTGTAAACGAGATGATGCGCAAACAGTTAGAAGTTAGTGCATTGTATATAGGTACACAAAGTCACTTCAATCAAATTAGTATGAGTAATGGTGCGTGGCATCTACCTATCCCAATCACTGAACCTGATCTATTAGTAGAACATGACAAAGAACGTGAAGGTATATTGTTTATAGGTCGTTGGGAAGAAGGTAAGAATCCTGAACTCTATCTAAAACTTATTGAAGAAACAAAACTACCTGCACGTGTAATGACTAACGCAAATGGTGCTAAGAAATTTGAAGCACGATTAAAAGAGTTAGGAGTTGACTACAAAATCAAAGTCAGTGTTATCGGACAAGAAAAAGTGGACTTTATTACTAACTGTCGTGTTGCATTTAATCCTAGTACTGTAGAAAGTTACGGTATGGCTTTCTATGAACAACTAATTCAACTACCCACATTCGTACTTGAGAATCAGCGTTGGACTGGTAACTTCAACGGTCATTTCTATTTTGAAACAAACAAAAGAGATATGGCAGAGGATATAAAGGGTGCATATGAAATGTTTTCTACTGCTAGTGAATGGTACGGTAAAGGGTCATTAGACCATGCAAATGCACAGGAAGCAAAGGTATTTGATAAATGGAACGTTTGCTTTGAGTCATTTATACCTAGACAAAGTAACAGTAATACGGCAAAAATTCTACAAAGTGATACCGTAGTGTATGCAGACTTTATACAAGATTTGGGTAGAAAAATCATTTGTATAGATGATGTTAGAAGTGCCTTGACAAATAAATCCAAGTATGCTAGTATACTATATACTGACAATCATACTATATTGTCAAAAGAACAAGATTATGTACCTGTTGTCAAAATTGAAACAAATACATTTAATGACTTTTTTGAGTTTCAATAATGATAACTATACCATACAATAAGTTAAGTGTGGTGCATCATTACTTGAACAAAAATGTATCAGTGCGCCAATATTACTTTCATAACGAGTTTGGTAGTGATGATTGGTCAATTAAACGCACTGGAACAGAATGGGTATTAGATGCTCATCCTAAAATTGAAACATACATTGCACTAAGGTTTTTATGATATACTACAAGATTCGCAACAAGAATACTGGTCTCTTTCACAAGGGAGGCGTATATGGTGTTTGGAGTAAAGTTGGGAAAACTTGGACTAGTCTAGGTCAACTTAGAAGTATGCTCACAATGAACACAGCCAGAGAATATCATAAAGGTCAAGATATGACTGATTGGGAAATTGTAGAGTATGAAGTTACAGAGAGATGTGTTAAACTGCCCCATGAAGTTATGGATCCTAAGAAACTTATTGAAATGCTTAAACGATGACATTCAATCAAAATATTAAACGAATTGGCTTTGCTTGCAAATGGGCAGAGATTAACAAAAAGGGTGAGATCGCCAGTACTGAAGGACTCAATACTGGCGGCACCACTATGGCATGGGCTAATCGTCAAAGTCGCCGTGTCGCTGAAGAAAAAATTATTGATGTTGCTAAGCGCAACATTATGAACACTCATGCGCTAATCAAAAAGGTAGCAACACTACCCAACGAATTGCGTATGTTGCGTATCACTAGTGATATGCTTAGTTTTTATACACATGAAGATTGGCAAGATTTTTGGAAATCTAGTGATGTGCAAAAACAACTAGAACACTGGTTTGCGCCACTAGGCGCAACTGCACGTGCAAATGATGTTCGTGTCAGTTTTCATCCTGATCAATTTGTAGTTCTTGCAAGTGATCGTCCTGAGGTAGTAAATAAATCTATAGAGGAGTTTGAGTATCATGCAGACATAGCAAGATGGATGGGCTACGGCACTTCGTTCCAGGACATTAAAATCAATGTCCACATCAGTGGTAGACAAGGTCCACAAGGCATCAGAGAAGCCTACAAAAGACTCAGCCCCGAAGCAAGGAATGGTATTACTATCGAGAACGAGGAGATAAGTTATGGTTTGGATGATTGTCTCAGTCTTAGCGATTTGCTACCTATTGTTCTTGACATTCATCATCATTGGATACGTGAGGGGGAGTATCTTGATCCTAATGATGCCCGAGTTACACGGGTTATTGACAGCTGGCGCGGTGTTCGTCCTACAATGCATTACTCCGTGTCTAGAGAGGATGTCTTGGTTGGGCATGACAGCAACAGTTTGCCCCAAATGGCTTCTCTATTAGAACAAGGACATAAGAAACAAAAGTTACGTGCGCACAGTGATTATTATTGGAACAAGGCATGCAATGAATGGGCATTGAGTTTCAATGATCAATTTGATATCATGTGCGAGAGCAAGGCTAAGAATATGGCTAGCTTTAAATTATTTGAGGAAAGTAAAAATGTTAGACAAGATAAAGAAATTATTCTCGAAGGAGCCTGAACCCAAGGTAGAACTACCTAAAATGCCTAAGGTTCAAAAACCAAAAGTAAAAGAGTTAACAGAAAAAGAAAAGGCTACTGCAAATAACGAGCCTTATATTGCCATTACTAAGGTAGAAATTAATCCTGATAATATTAACGATGGCGCATTTGAAATGGATTGGAATGACAAATTTGTTTTAAATCTAATTCGAGCAGGTTACAAAATGAAACCCGATGAGACAGATGAAATTATCGTGGATAGGTGGTTTCAGACAATTTGCAGAAATATAGCACTAGAGATATATGAACAGCAATGGGCTGATCCCGATAGACGAGATGTACGTTATACAGTTCAAACAAGAAAGCTTGACAACGGGCGTACAGAAATTAGCTAAATGACAATGTTGCTTTTTAGCAACATTTTTTTTAGGTTGACAATAAATCCAACATCTGCTACACTAGCGGTTCATAAACTTTTATATTAGGAAACAATCATGCTCGGAAAGACTACGTACAACCCCTATGTTATGGACATTGCTCTGTCTGTGAATCAAGACAAATATCTAGTTAATCAGGTGATTGAGCAACTAAGAAAATTCTATTCTGGTTCTGATACTAGAAAGATGGTTCTAAATGCTTTTACTGGATCAGGTAAAACTACTGTCACACTGAAACGCACTATCCCCGACTTTATCAAAGAATTTTATCCTCAAGGCAAACGAGTAATCGGTTTCATTTGTCCACGTGATGAGGTTGTAAAAAATGCCTATGATAAGGCAAAAAAATCACTACACAATAAAATTGTTCATGGCGCAAATGTTAAGGTCTACCACACTGACAAACTAAATGAAATTAAAAAGAATGCCCAACGTACTAATGAAGTAGAAAATCTAGATGGTGACGTTGTTGTTATTTTTATGACTGCGCAATGGTTTTTGCGTAACTATGATTTGATCACTACTAATGGTACATTTGACCTCATGATTATTGATGAGGCGCATATCATGTTCGGTACTGCATCTGCCGAAGATACTTGGGCTGACAAAGGTCAAACTCTCAAAGATTTTGAACCCGTCACACTAAATCAAGTTACATCGTTGAATTGTCCGGTGTTGTTTTTAACTGCTACTCCCACAAACAGTCAACAAGAAAATACGGCACTTGGTAAAATGAATAATGTTTACTTAGATCCTATGCCTAGGGACGTACTCACAACTCCTTTCTTTGATGTTATTCCTTATATTGACAACGAAGATACAGTTTATGAAGGACTAAAATATTTCAAAGAGCAATGTGAAAAGATTAGTGATGTTATTAAAAACGTCACTGATGATACTTGGGACAAGGTTAAAGATAATTTTATTCCTATGTATCCTGCATGTATGCTACGTCTTGGTCGTGTAGGTGCGAAGAACGGTGTTGATTTTGCAGAAAACATTGATGAAATTAGAAAACTATGCAAACAATATGATTTTACTTTGGCTGTTTCTACTTCCGAATATGGTAAAGAATTCAATGGTCAAAAAATTGAAGACCTAGCAACTGCGGTCACCATGGGTGAACGGCATAATCATAAACCCGTAGTTTTGGTAGTTGTTGACAGTGGTTATGCAGGTGTTGATTTTGTTAAATTGAATAACGTCATCATTGGTCGTGATCCGAAAGGAACTATCCACAACAACTATTCACAAACGGGTGGTCGTGCTGCACGAATGAAATTTGGTTTCTTGAATCATCATACTGCAGGTGAAACTATTCGTGATTATGACCTTTCTGTGGAACAAAAGCGACTTATTGCAGAATATTATATTCTACATAGTACCTCTATCGTTCATGTTCCTGTTGATAGTAAATTGCTTAACATTGACGTTAAGGAGTTTTTGGAATCAGATACGTTCAGAGAATTTGAAGGGCGTAAATTTATTCTTGACCTTGCTTTTCAAAACGGAAAAGCACCTGAACTAAAAGATTGTCTACGTTTGATTACCAGCACCACTATTCAAAATGACATTTATAAACAGTATAAAAAGGATCATTGCGAATGTTGTGAGAAACGAGCGTTTGGGTACACTGAATGCTGGCATAATGCTTGGAAAGCGTTCAAAGTTTTTGTCAGTCATAAGATCACCGAAGATGAAATGAACATTTTGTGGAAAAAGTGTTTGCAAGTTCATCACGTAGATGGAAATCACTTCAACAACGATCCTAAAAATCTGATCACAATTTGTCCCAATGTACACGCATTAGTTACAGTGTATAATCAAGATTATAATAATAGGTATCCAGAACTCCATGCTGCACTTAAAAAGGTAGCCAAAAAGAAGGGTGTGGCTGCTCCGAAAGCACTTGCATTTAAATTAAATTGGTGATATAATATTCATTATGAAAAAATACGCACTCATAGACACAGCCAATACATTCTTTCGTGCCCGTCATATCGCTAGCCGAAATACAGATACGTGGGGCAAGATTGGGATGGCACTACACTTGTCACTTGCAAGTGTAAATCAAATAGCACGTAAGTTTGGTATTGATCACACAGTATTTGCACTGGAGGGGAGATCATGGCGTAAGGATTTTTACAAGCCTTACAAAGCTAACCGTGCAGTTGCCAATCAAGCAATGACTGAGGCAGAAGCCGAAGAGAACGAAATGTTTTGGGATACATATGAAAAGTTTACTACGTATCTCAAAGAAAAAACCAACGTGTCTGTTATTCGGCATGAGAATGCTGAGGCAGATGATATTATAGCCCGTTTTATTAACTTACATCCAAATGATCAAATCTATATTATTTCTAGTGACACTGATTATTACCAGCTTATATCTGATCGTGTCCACCAATACAATGGAGTTACCAATCAACTCATCACCCCCGAAGGATTCTTTGACGATAAGGGGCGTCAAGTTGTAGACAAAAAAACTAAAGAGGTTAAACTCTTTGGTGACCCAGAATTTATTCTCTTTGAGAAGTGTATGCGTGGTGATGCGACTGACAATGTATTCAGTGCATACCCAGGTGTTCGTACTAAAGGTAGTAAAAACAAAGTTGGCCTAACTGAAGCATTTGAAGATCGTACCAAACAAGGCTTTAATTGGAACAACATGATGCTTCAACGCTGGACTGATCACGAAGGTGTTGAGCATCGTGTTAAGGACGATTACGAGCGTAATCGCACATTGATTGACCTCAATGCACAACCCGATGATATTAAAGCTAAGGTTGACGAGGCTATTCGCACAAGTGTCCGTACTACTACGACTCCGCAAGTTGGTGTTCATTTTATGAAATTTTGCGGTAAATACGAACTTACTAAAATCTCAGAGCAAGCGGAGGCTTACGCAAAATGGTTAAACGCACCATACACAGGTGGCTTAGTAAATTCAAACTAAGGTATAATTACATGCGCAGAGAAACACTAAAAGATAGTCTATATGGTGGATTAGTTGAAATAACTAAGAACCCTAGACTATATAGATTTAGTTCTATAGGCAAAGAGTATTGCTACTTTACTGAAGAAGGTAAACAAGAAATACTTGAATGGATCCATAATCACGCTAAAGAAATCGCAACAGCAGAAGAAATTATCCTTAATGAACGTGCTAAGAAATTGGTTCTTGATGAGTTGAAGCGATGACGGCAAAGTATGATACTCCCGGTGATAAGTTTTATCAGCTTGACGCAACCAGTGATATGTGGTTTATGACTGATGGATTTAAGCTTGTTCCTAGGGCGACCATAGAAGTGCATCCAAATTGCCCAGATTACATGCTAATTTATATACATAAAGCTATTGCTAATGGTTACATTAAGCCAGTAGTCTATATGCATGAAAAAGAGTATGTTTGGGCAACACTGGAAAAATAACATAAATACTCAGGAGGGGTTTATGTTTAATGTTATTTGTCCGTTATTTTGATGGTGTCCCGCAATACGTTGTATGTAACGAGGCTGGTGTGTGTCTGATAGTAACATCAAGTAGTGCGATAGCAGAATTTGTTGAAAATCATGTAAAAGGTATTGATCCTGAGTTGAGATTAAATATAGGCGGTGACCCCGGAACAAAGAAAGAAAGAAAACTTTGGCATCACGTAAGAAAATACACAAAATAATGATTACTACCCCTTATCCATTTCCTATTCATGTGTTTCAAGACGTATTCAAAGTTTCCTCAATACCAGCAGTAGAAGGAACTCATCTTAAACACACAGTTGTTACAGAAAGTGCATATCCATCTGGTAATAACACAAGAGTAGTACAGACGTACTCGGTCACACTTTATGATGCTGCCGGTAGATTGGATGCATACAATCATAGGTTCGGAAGTTTTGACCGAAACGCATAATGGAACGAAAAACTACTTTTCGTGATATAGACGATGCAGATGAATTTGTGGATAAACTTGTAAGAGATAAAATCAATTTCATTTATGCTTTTATACGATTTGAACCTGATAACACACATAAATCAATAGTTGAATTATATTTTAAAGACGAACTTGCACACATTCTTTTTAACCTATCCTACGAGCATGATAACAGTAAGTAAAGATCGTTATTGGTCTAATTTAGTTGACTACTATTATGAGAACATACATTGGGGTGAATCTGATTTAAAACCTATATCAACATTAGGTGATTGGTTATTCAAAGAATACGGTGCAGAAATTTGTGATAGTGGACATTCATTAAAATTCATAGACTCTAAAAAATATACCTACTTTATGTTACGTTGGTCATGACATATCCTGTAAAAATACATTGGAAAAACGGGGACACACTAAGTGCATGGGATGAAAAATGTATTCAACTAGTGGAAATATTTGGTCTTCCCGGTGGCAGATACATTACTACCTTTTGTGAAGATTTTTTAGAAATTATATTTTATAATGAACGTGACGCTATACATGCATTATTAGTATTATGAAACCTATATTAAATTGCGAAGAAGGTGATGTGTATGGAAGCACATACTATATAGTTCAAGTTAATGGACGACCTACCTACGGAGATTATAGTATTTGGGAAGATATGATTGGTTGGGTAAATGAAACATTTGGTCCCACTGCACCCGATGGTGTATGGACTCCTAATATGCGTTGGTATGTAAATAATGCACGATTTTGGTTTAAAGAAGAACGTGATCGTGAATGGTTTATATTGAGGTGGTCATGAAAGTTACATTACCGCACGATCCAAAATGGTATGCATTAGAATGGGCTATAAAAAATTGTCCTAGTTATATTACTAATGATGCAGAAACAGTTACGATAGACAAGTACGGTTTAGAAGTATATATGAAAGTAAATTACTATTTCAGTGATGAGAAGGATGCTATAATTTTTCAATTGAGGTGGGCATGAGTTTAGGCCCAGAATGGAAATATCACATATCAATAGTTAATCCAGATTGGCATCTTGCAGAAGTTTGGTGTATTGACAACATAGGTCCTTTTGGAGAAAATTGGTATAAACTGGGTATGGATATTGCGCACCTTATTGATTTACAATGGCACACAGAATGGTACTTTAAAAAAGAACAAGATTACGTACTATTTTCTTTAGTATGGGCCTAATATGGCCATTGATTGGAGTAGAAGTATCGGATATAACTTAGATAAAAGAACTGTTAAAAACACTATGGAAATAACGGAAAGAATTTACAACGGTTGTGATTGTTATCCGTGGAGACCTGTTTTCGCATGGTTACCAGTTAAAACAATTCATGGCAGATATGTTTGGTTTAAGAAAATATATAAACGAAAATATTGGGCAGTGTGGGGGGCAAGTTTTCACATGGAACCCATAGTTGAATACGGTGAGTTATTTGATATATTATGAAAAGACTATTACGCAGAAAAATTCTAATTCGTGAATATGATTTTAATAAAGTCAAAACCAAGGCTACTGCTAAAATAGATAGATACGAAACACTATATGATCGTGCTAGTTTTACCCCTATCACAAAAAATGATTTAGAAAAAGAATACTTGGTGTACTTGTTGACCAAAGATGAAAACGATATAACAATTAATCCAATGAATAGTTGGAAGCCAACTGAGTACCCAGCCAGTTATCTATGGCATGTAAAGAAAAGGCTGTACAATGAAGATTATGCTAGATGGAATTGCAGATTTGATGATAACGGATTTCTTACAGTGCAATATAACAAAGGTACACCTGAGAGTATTATAGGATGGGCTATATTTGAGAAAGATTTTTTATGAGAGTACTGAACAAAAAAATCTGGCCCTATCAGGTTAAAATAAACAAGCATCCTGATCGTAATTATGTGACTGATGAGAATCCTCAAGAAATTTGGTGTCGAAAAAATCTTAAATCAAAAAATTGGTATAGTTTTGGGTACACCGATGTAACATTTGTTTTCAAAAGACACGAGGATGCAGTATTGTTTTCACTTCATTGGTTATGACACGATCTAGACCATACACTCATATTTTTGAATCAAAGTCACCAAACGATTCTGTTGAGCATATCAAATGGTGCCGAAGAAATTTAGGTGAGCGTGGACGTGATTGGGACTTTGCTGGTTCTAGAAATCCCACTGTTTTTATCTATACAGAAAAATATATACCCTTCTACAAACTTAAATTTGAATAATTTTAAAATATAAATACCTTAAGAAGGAGATAATATGCCACTTAGTGGAGTTTTTGGTAAACCATATATAGATTTGTCAAGTTATATTGATTTGACAGAGTATGATAAGCTACATCCAACAATATGCAGAAATATTGTTGAGGCAAAAGCATGTATTTTTGAGGGCACATTGTACGCCCCTGAAAATTTTCTAAGAATGGATGCGTATTCTGACGATATAAAATCATTATTGCATACTAATTATGAATTTATGGGATTACCTGACGAGGATCCAATCAAGAATAATGGATCAAAATTTCAGGGTAATGACCTGACTACCTATTTAAAGTTTGCTATGGGAGCGTATGATCCCTATTCTTTTTATCTTTTATATGACTTTAAAGAAGGGTGGAGAAATAATCCTGATGTTGATGGATCTTTAGAAGCAGCAAAATACTTTCCAGAAGTAATGAATTGGGTTAAGGGATTAGTTGAAAAAAATATATTTTCTCATATAGGGCGAGTTGTATTCTTCTTAGTCGAACATGGCGGGATATCTATTCAGCACTCTCACCATGAATTTCCAGCACCGGATCCTTTCTATCCTGAATTTCATAATGAACCATGTGAATTCATTCACGTACAACATTCTACAGATAGAAAGTTTTTTGTATCGGATGAACACAATCAAAAAACTTATATAGATAGTAGAGTTTCATGGTTTAATGACAAAGATTGGCACGGAGGCGATCCGATTATGAAATCAGTATACTCTTTAAGAGTTGATGGAGTTTTTACTGAGTCGTTTAAAGATAATATAAAATAAAGAAATGTATAAACAATAAACCATATGTTGATGTTTCACAATACATAGATTTAAAAAAATTTGAATCTTTACATCCTAACATTTGTAGTGGTTTCGTGCAAGCAAAAAATCAATGTGAATTAGGTTTGTTAGAGGTCGATAAAAGCGATCAAAAATTTATTAATTTAAATTTGTACGAAGAAAATTTAAAACCAGTTTATCATTTATACGATATATATAGATCAATGCCTGAAGATGATCCAGTAAAAATTGCTGGTTCAATGTTTAAAGATAATGATTTAATTTTGTATCTTACATATGCATTGGGCGCCCACAATCCATTTAAAATATATTCTTTATTTGATTTTACAAAAGGATGGGAGAGTGATAAAAACTGTAGGAAATATAGTCCTATAGCTAAATATTTCCCATCAGTAATAGAATGGATAAATGAATTAGAAATATTTTCCTATATTGGAAAAGCATATTTTCTAATACTTGAAGGGGGAGGTATTTCAATCGAACATTGTGACCCTTCAAATAGCGGTAAATTAAACGAATTTATTCATATTAGGCCTGATTTAAGCAGACCCTTTTATGTAAAAGATATGAATACTTCCAAAAAGTTTTACATTGACACGAAAGCAGTGTATTTTAATGATCAAGACTACCACGGTGGTGATCCTACACCCAAGTCTACATATGCATTAAGAATTGATGGGAAATTTTCGGAAAAGTTTAAAAAGAAAATATGGGAATAAAAGGTATAAACAATAAACCATTTATAGATTTAACAACCTATATCGATTTATCTGTTTTTGATAAAATACAACCTGAAATTTTAAGAGGTTTTGTATTAGCTAGAGATATTGCACAGGTAGGCAATCTAAATATTGATCCCAATTGGCTTCACCTTGACGGCACTTACACCCCATTAATTTTAGCATATGAAAAATTTAAAAAATTAGACGATTATGATCCATTTAAAAAAGCAGGACAAAATTTAACCACTGATCAATTAGCAACCTATTTGAAGTTTGCGTTTGGAGGTTATGATTTGTATGTTACATATCACAAACATTTATTAAAAGAATATTTCAAATCACTTGATGATTGGATCAACCAACTTAATATATTTGACGAAATTGATGATACGTTTATAATGACTATAGATGGTGGTGGTATAACATTTGAACATCATCATCCTCCAGTAGATATAAATGACATTGATAAACCTAGTGAATTTATACATATAC